CCATCTAGCCATCAAAACCTTGATTTCTTTCTCTGGTTTTTTCGAGTAAGAATCAAAATATGTCATTCGAGGCTCTTCTAGTTCCGGACGTATGTCGCAATAAACTGCAATCCAGTGTTGTCCTGGTCCTGTGTGTACGTCGGTGTTAAAAACAATACCTATCCTCGTGTACCCTTTAGAATAGAGGTCTTTTATGTCTAGCGAACAGAGTGTATCAACTATGCATTTTCCAGTTTTTCGCCCGAGATCAAAATCTATAGGAATGCAGCCGAGAAACTTGTAAGTTTTAAAAATCTTCATATACTGCTTTTCTACGCTTTCTATATCTTTAGAGGATAGCCATTCTTCCGGATTTGTTATCCATGAATCAGGTGCTTTGGGCCTCTGCAGCATATGTGCAACAATACATTCAGTTCGTCCCGATGCACAGGTCTTATGAAATCTTTTTTGAAGATTTTCCCATATATCCGTTGTTCCTATTGGACTTTCATTGGGATGTTCATTATTGTAGACGTTACGCAGGTTTTCAAGCTCCTTTGTACCGAACATTCATATTATTAACTACGAATAAAAATGGAATTATCACTCGTTACTGATAAAACAGTAAAATGGCTGACTCTACTGATGTTGCTAAGACCCCAAAGCGGGGACGTCAAGAGAATCCCGAGCCTCCGCCTGTAATTCGAAAGAAGCCACGCAGATGTGTCGGGTGCATTGAAGACATTCTCAATCAGCAGGGGCATTACGGTGGATGCATTCCAGATCCTTCTCTTGGAGAGGATTGGGAGGATTGTTACGTGCCTAAGTAAAAATGGATTTTTAATCAGATATACTAGATTTAGTAAACAGAATAGAATGCCTAACAACAAGTCTCACCTGACGTACAAGGCTCTCCTGATGGTTCAACGCCAGAACGGAGAGGCGTATATGCCAGGGGGGTATGTCTACCAGTACATTCTTCCAGCGCGCGTACAGCCTGCCAACTCTTTGATGCACAAGTCCATTATGGAGCGCATGAAGGATGGCAAGCCGCCTGCAATGGTTCTTTATACCGGTAGGTAAAAATGGATTTATTTTTTCAATACTGCAATTCAGTAAAATGGCCGACGAGGATATGGAGAATCTCCGCGCTTCGATCCGCCAGTATACTGCAATCGACAATCGGATTATTGAGGCCAATCGTCGACTGCATGAGCTTCGAGAGGAGCGAAAGATTCTTGAGCTTCAGATTGTTGATGTTCTCAAGCAGCCTGCATACGCTTCTTTTCAGAAACTCAGTGTTGCAGATGATGGTTCTACTATCAAGGTACACCGACCAGGGTGGAACAAGTCCTGGTCGCTGTCGCAAACTATGCTGCAACGTTATATTCGCGAGTACTTCGAAGGCAATGCGCGCCCAAACGCTAACGACTGCATCAAGCATATCGTTGACCGTAATCGGCAGGAGCTTGTTTCTCAGGTATTCTGTCTAGAGCGCTCAGTTGCAAAGACCGACTAATATCCGCGTATTTTTAACTTATTTGTCAATAGGGCTCAGTACTAACAATGGTTGAATATGTTCTGGAAGTTCACCCTTAACTGGTATAGGACACGTATCTAAGTATGTTTTGTTACATCCAAGCCATTCAACCTCTTTAAATCTTTTTATTAGAAGAGGTAATCTTTTTTTACCATATACACGATGAGCATTCCAGACAAGACCGTCATTACCGATAGGAACTCCTAAAAAAAGAAGACCACGTTTATTTAGTTTTTTGTAAATTTCTCCCATAGTCTCACAGTCTCCATTCGGGTTCAATGTATCGCCATATCTTCCAAGACCAGAATGTTCAATACTTGAAAAACTAACAACTGAATCATAAGTTTCGGATGACTCACAAAAATCATTAAAGGAGATTGTACTTATAATGTCACTCGTGCATAATGGGACATTATATTCTACTGTAGTTACATGTTTTGCGCCACAATTTATGAGTATAGCCTCAAGCCAAGGAGTATGTGAGCCAATAACAGCTATACGTTTGTTTTTTATAAATTCAATATATTTTTCGAATGCATTTACGTGCAAAATAGAGGCACCTCCATATGGTTCACTACCATGGCTTTTGTTTTTAATATTTTGTATTGTAAATCTGTTTATAAACCCTTTTATAAAGAGATCTGACCATTCTATAGGAGAACATTCAACACTTTGATTAAAGTACCAAGAGTATACTGGTACAGTGTCATTCATTGTAAAAATATTCTTTAGATACTCTGGTATTACTCGTGGTGGTTCCATTTATTAAAGATTAATAATATATTGTCTATTAAAAACGGACAGTGTATTATAAAATAAAACAATTTCCAATAATGGACCTGCCAATTTACAATCCTTTTAATTCACGGAATCGTATGTTTACCAAGAATGATATACATTCGATTCTGCGTAAGCAGAATTCTAACTACCAAGTTAAAAATACCGAAATTTTCCAGAATGCAATGATTCATTCTTCATATGTTCGGAGAAATGACTATACAACGCCACAGGGTGATAGTGCAAAACTTGCAGATCGCCCATCAGACTGTCTAGATTTATTTTCAGAGTCATATGAACGTCTAGAACATCTAGGAGACTCCGTATTAGGAGCAGCGGTTGCTACATATCTAAGTGTTCGGTTTCCTACACAGCAGGAGGGTTTTCTTACAAATGTGAGAAAAGAAATTGTTTGCAATACTATGTTAGGTACACTTGCTGTAAATATTGGATTAAACGAGTTTTATGTAATTTCAAAGCACAATGAGGGTTCGTGTAATGGTCGAACGAATACGAAAAAGTTAGGAGATATTCTAGAAGCGTTCATTGGTGCAATGTGGATTGATTCCGGATATAACTTTCAAGAAGTTTACAGCTTTGTAGTTTCTCTTATTGAAAAATATATTGATATTCCAAGAATCTTGCTGAATGATACTAATTATAAAGACCAACTACAGAAATTCTGTCAAACTAGATTTCACTATACTCCATGTTACGTAATGTTATCTACAAACGGAAACTCCTATACAATGGCTGCAACTGACGCGAATGGTGGACATATTGGGATTGGTTCCGGATTAACTAAAAAGCAGGGAGAACAGCAGGCAGCAAAGGTAGCATTGGCTTCATTCAAATAAAAATGGAAACATTTTATACAGAAATCTATAGAATTCAAGAATGAATCGCCAGACAGAGAAACCTGTTAACTATGACATGTTTGCTGCACATACTGCAGCAGCTCGCGAGTATGGGCGGCTAAAGGCACGGGCAGTCGTAGTAGCAGCAAGGGCTAAGGTTTTAAAAGACATTGCAGATCGCCTCAAGGCAGAAGAAGCTGCTAACCGCAAGTAATTAGGTAAATTTTTCGTTATGAAAGATGCACAGTTTTTCTCGGAAGTCTACGAGATAGAAGCTCCCGTTGGGTTCCTCCTGCTGACATATCATCGCCAGGAGGAATGCCTTCTATTGAACGAAGAACTTCAGCTACACGCTGGGGTTGGTCTGCAAACTGAAGAAGTAGTTGAGTACGAATAATTTCACGACGGAGCGGTGGTCTTGATGTTCTCATTGAGCGAGAAATAGTTCCAAGACCACTTCCTTCTAATGTAAAATTATCAACCTCGTTCTCTCTCATAAAACCAAGTATTCTATCAGAAAGTTTGGCCTTTTCCTCGCGTATTCTTTTTTGCTGTAAAAGAAGATTTCGAGATTCATCGTCGAGTTGAACCCAACTGCGAATCACATTTTTAATTTCCTCTGTGTCCCCCATTTAGACTTTGAACGGATTTTATATGAAAGTCTCTTACCTCCTAAAGCTGGTGTAACTGGCGTCGCGGGCCGAGAAACCAGACCAGACAACTCCGATACAAGTTCTTTCTTAGCAGGTGTATTCGCAGAGTCTAACTTTTTGTATTCAGCGACCTTTGCCTGAGCATTTGCAAGCATTGCCTGTCTTTGTGCAGGATCCTTTATCTTATCTGCAAAAGTCTGAACGGCACTTGTGGCATTTTCAAAAGATTTATTCAATGTATCTTTAAGTTTTTGAGCATCTGCCTTTGGATCTCCGACGTATTCTGGATCGATAGTATATGATTCTATTACGTCACCGAGACCAGCGAACATCGATTCCCGCAGCTGTTTTATTAGTGCCTTACGCTTTGCTGCAAATTTCGAAACTAATGTATCAGCAGATTCGCCCCAGCTTTGAAGCGCCATTCCGACAAAAGGGAAAAGAGCTAATGATTGTGTGAACGCTTGGCCATAATGTTGTCTTGACACAAATATGACCATATTGAAAAATATGAACATAGTTGAAATCATGTAGCCAATCACAATACCCACAGTAGATGCTTCAGGTATAGGAGCAAGACCCATAAGAATCGGGGTATATGTCTGGGCCATCTTGGCTAAATTTTTATTTGCCTGTGATATTACATCCACAGCTAGCCCAAGTGCCTGACCTGCAGCAGGGTACTCTTCTAGGTTTTGAAGAGACACCGCATTTAACATAAGTATCGGACCCTGAACAGCATCTGGAGTCATATAAAACATTGTTTTGACCCATCTGCTTATGAGAGCATCAAATGCACCTTCTCCAGTACCTCCTATCTTTTCGGAAAAATAAGAGAAGATCTTCTCAGCATCTTTTTTTGAAAAAAACTTTGTTTTCTTTGATTTGTCTAAAAAAATAGAGTTACGAAGTTTTGTTGCATCTTCAAACTTGTTCGTTTCAAGAAAGTGAAACAGTCCGAGAATACGTGCACCCTTTCTAGAAAGTTCTTGATTTTTGGTTAATTGTAACAGTATCTTATGTATTTCAAGTTCATATTTATCTACCGGGTCCTTATCATAAATCCAAACCTTCTCCATTATTAACTTCGCAGAAAACAAAAGGATGCAGGAAGAAAAGGGTGACATTCATTGGAATGAACAACTAGAAGAAATCCTGTCTAGAGAGGGGGAAAGAGCATTGTGTTATTCGTGGCTTCATCTTAAGTCACAAGGTAGATTTGCTAAGTTTGATACAAATATTGCACTTCCTGTAATTGTTCTTTCTACTCTAGCAGGTACTGGTTCGATAGCATCTCAATCTCTTTTTGGTGGTTCGCAGGCTGCAAATATTGTCATAGGTGCAATTAGCTTAACAGTAGGAGTAATGAATACAGTATCTAATTATTTTGGATTTGCAAAGAGATCAGAAGCACATCGAATTGCAGGAACAACATATGCAAAAATACATAAGTTTATTCTTATAGAACTAAGCTTACCGCGCAAAGAAAGAATGAAAGCAAATGATGCACTAAAAATTATACGGGAACAACTAGAGCGTCTGAGTGAAATAAGTCCGCAAATCCCGGATCAAATTATTGGCGATTTTAATCATAAGTTTCATGATCAGACTGACGTATCAAAACCAGAAATTACAAATGGCCTTGATCCGATTAAAGTATACATAGAAAATTCTGAAAAATTGAACACATCACCTAGATCGAATGTTGCCGTTGCACTTGTTCCACACCCTTCCCCTACATCGGCTGCTGCTGCAAGTCCACCAACCCCTACATCCACTAGGCCTCTGCCAACCCCTACTATTAAAATAGGACCCATACCCAAGAGTTAGAACTTCCATTTCTTATCACATTCGAGGCATGTGACAAACGTCGTCATCGGCTCATCTGCAGAGCGTGTCTGTAGCTGATAATAGTCGCAGCGTGACTTCTTTTTGCAACGAGAACAATGAAGATAGATAGATGCAGCAGTGTTCTTTGAATATAGCTTTTTCTCGGTCTCAATAATCTTTTCAAGTGCATCTTTCCACCGAGAGGGACAAATTTCATGTGCTGGCATATCAACGAATGTCT